TCTGATAGTGTAACGGTTGTTGATACGAGTTTTCCGGCCCCATCTATTATAGAGTACGAACCATCTTGGAATGCAACTCATATTTATGGAGAACATTATAGTGGTGGAAACAGGGGGAACTCTGGCGATTATTATAGACATGACACATCTTTTACATTTAATTCAGCATACTATTTATCGAAGACAAATTTCACTAATGAAGATCAAATCGTTTGGTTATATTTCCTAGGCGGTGGTGGTGGTGGTCAAGATCGGGTAGATCAAAACGGAATGAATAATGCTGGGTCCAACTCATGGAGATTTGGAGGGTCTGGTGGATGTGCAATGATTTGGGTGGGCAGAGCCTCAGATTTTCACGGATCTACTATTACGATCGGCGCAGGGGGCGCTATTGGTTCAAATAGTTGGAGAGGTGGTCATTCGACAAATTCTAGTATAAATTTGGGGGGAACGGTTTATTCTACAAACAATACTTTCAACGGTGCTAGAGTATGGAATCCAAACAATAGAATAAATCAACAAAGTACTTTTACAGGACCCAATTTTCAATGGCCAACAACTGGTTCGGCTTATCCTAATTTATATTCACCAACCTCAAGAGGTTATGCCATTGTGGGCGGTCAAGCTGCAGTTTGGGGCAATCATGATGAGGGAGATCTAACTGGAGGCTCAGGTGACTATTTAACCAACAAAACTTTTGCCGCAGGCCGTGGGGCCGGCAGTGGGACAAGCAACTACACTGGATATGGCTATCTGTCAACATCTAGGTATGCGGGTGACGGCATGATGATAATAAATAATAATCCTGGCACGATTCTCAGTCCGGTAAATACGTTCGATGTTCTCTACCAAGGCGGTGGCGGAGGATGCTCCAAGCCTGGATTAACTGGGACTGCTGCAAACGCGCAAAATTCCCATGCTGGAATAAAAGGAAATCTTAGAGTATATTGGGGATAAATAGGAAGTAGGAGAAACATTATGAAAACATTTTATCACAAAACAGACCGTAATAGTCCAATAGTAGTGGATGACGATGCACAAATATCAGACTGGCCAGATTATTTAGAAACATCACCAGACTTACCAGCATCTGATGAAGAAATTGCGGAGATGGATATTATGATGCGAAGAATGAGAGATGCAGAACTTGCACGAACAGATCATTTAATGTTATCAGATATGAATCCTACTCAAGAAATAATAGACTATCGACAGGCACTAAGGGATGCTCCATCCCATCCAAACTGGCCATTAGAAACGCCAGATATTACTTTGCAGGGAAGTCCTAATAAAATGGAAAGAATTTTGGATGGCGAGTATCCTTAATGAAAATAACAATTGTAGGTCGAGGAACGGCTGGATGTATGTCTGCTGCGTATTTTGCTAGACATTCTGGATGTGAAATAGATTGGTATTATGATCCGAATATAAATCCACAGGCTGTTGGAGAAGGATCAAATTTATCTCTACCTTCTAGGCTACAAGATTGTGTAAATTTTTCAGCGAGAGATTTTAGCAAGATAGATGGAACAATAAAAACGGGCATATGGAAAGATGGTTGGGGTAAGGGTATGAAACCATATCTACATGATTTTCCTGCTCCAGCAACATCCATACATTTTAATGCGATAAAGTTGCAAGAATATGTTGAAAGTAAAATATCGAATTTTGTAAACATCAAAAAAGAGAATGTTGATATAAAAAATATAGATTCAGATTTTATATTAGATTGTTCGGGCAAACCAAAGAATTTTGATGATTACTATTCATCAGAATATATTCCAGTAAATTCTGTTTTCGTGACACAATGTTATTGGGACTTTCCGCGATTTAATCATACATTGACAATCGCGCGGCCATATGGTTGGGTTTTTGGAATTCCATTGCAAAATAGATGTTCTATTGGGTATATGTACAACAAAGATATAAACTCTTTAGAGGAAGTTCAAGAAGACGTAAAACAAGTATTTGAACAGTATGATCTAATTCCCAGCGAAGATACAAATTCATTTTCGTTTAAAAATTATAAAAGACGTAATAACTTTGATGGAAATATTGCATACAATGGAAATGCTTCATTCTTTTTAGAGCCACTAGAAGCTACCTCATTTGGTAATGTAGACAGTATAAATTTCACAACTTTAAATTATTGGTTTTCTAATCATTCATTAGATATATCTGAGAGAAACTATCACTCTACTATTGATGCAACTGAAAATATTATAATGCTTCATTATTATGCTGGAAGTGATTTTGTATCAGATTTTTGGGAATATGCAGAAGAACGTGGCAGAAAATGTTTAGAATATGCAGATGAGAGTTTGTATTATATGATGAAAAATTCTACAACACCTATAGGTTTGGGTAATTATTTAGATAGTTTTGTTTTTCCTGATGGTATGAGTCTGGAGCTGGACGCACTATATAAATCTTGGCCGGAATGTGCTTTTGCACAAAATATGGTCGGTCTGGGTTTGAGATAAATATAGAAAAGAAAGATATAAAATGGCATATGAATACCCATGTAAGATATTAAGAGTAGTTGACGGCGACACAGTAGACGTAGACATCGATCTAGGTTTCGGTGTGTGGATACACAAAGAACGTGTTCGCGTAATGGGTATTGATACCCCAGAATCTCGAACAAGAGATTTGACTGAAAAATCATTTGGACTTGCAGCAAAAGAGTTTGTCAAGTTAATGATGCCAATCGGTAGTATGCAGATGATTAAAACAGAAAAAGACAAGACAGGTAAATTTGGAAGAGTTCTTGGAGATTTCTTGTTTGATGGAAAACGACTCACAGAAATTATGATTGAAGAAAATCATGCAGTTCCATATTTCGGTGGAAATAAAGATGAGACACAGGCTGCACATATGGCAAATAGAGAAATTCTTTTAGAAAAGGGTTTGGTAACTCTTGGGGAATTATAATTATAAATAGTCATAAAAGAGGACTGTTATGCCAGCAATTACATCTCGCGCACTATTCAAAGCGTACTGTCAAAGAAAATTGGGTTCCCCTGTCATACAGATAAATGTATCTGATGATCAACTGGAAGATAGAATTGACGATGCCTTAGAATATTATCAAGATTATCACTTTGATGCGGTAGAAGATACATATTTTCCTTATAAAATACTTGCAGCTGATATCACAAACAAATACATCACAGTCGATCAAAGTATTATCGGAATTAAACAGGTAATTCCATTCTATCAGAAAAATAGTTTTTCCACAAATATGTTTGATGTCAAGTATCAACTATTTTTAAATGATGTTTATAATCTATCTAGTGCGGAAATGTTGACGTATGAGATAACTCAAAGCCACTTACAGATGGTCAATAATATTATTCATGGAACTGTTCCTATCAGATATCAAAGACATATGAATAGATTGTTTGTAGATGCAGATTGGGGATTTGATCTGTTAGAAGATGAATATATCATCATAGAATGTACAAAAATAATTGATCCAGATGTATATACAGATGTATGGAATGATAGATGGTTAAAAAGATATGCAACTGCATTAATTAAAAAACAATGGGGCGAGAATTTGTCTAAGTTTGAAGGTGTTGCTCTGCCAGGCGGCGTAACTTTTAATGGGGCGAATATTTTACAAGAAGCAAAGGAAGAAATTCAAATTCTTGAAGAGCAAATGTCTCTCAGCTACGAACTGCCTGTTGATATAATGATAGGATAAGACAGATGGTAACTAATTCTTATATCAATACAACCACATACACGCAAGAACAAGATTTGATAGGAAGTCTTGTCGTAGAATCTATTCAAATGCATGGTCAAGACTTTACATATATTCCCAGAGATATAGTGAAAGAAGATACCATATTCAACGAAGCAATATCTTCTTTCACTAATACTCACTCTATAGAAATGCATATAGAAAGCGTCGATGGGTTTGAAGGCGAGGGTGATATGTTAACTCAATTCGGATTGACGGTACAAGATCAAATAGTTACGATAGTATCAAAATCTAGGTTTTTGGCAGAAGTTGGATTTGAAAGACCAAAGGTTGGCGATTTGATATATTTGCCATTAGTAGACAAAGCATTTGAAATAAAATTTGTGGAAGATGAAATACCCTTCTATCAATTAGGAAAAATGCATGTCTATCAATTGACATCTGAATTGTTTGAGTACTCCCATGAAACGATAAATACGGGCGTAGTAGAAATAGACAACAATTTCTCTGCAGCAGGATTAGTTGATGATACAATAGATAACCAGCCAGATGCGGATACTGGACTGATACCACTTTCGACTACAACAACAGATGGCGTGATAGATTTCACAGTCACAAATCCTTTCAGTGAGGACTACTAAATGTTAGGAAATCCACACTTTTATAGGGGAACAATTAGAAATTATGTGATTGCATTTGGTTCTATGTTCAACGATGTACAAATAAAACATACTAATTCAGCTGGAGCAGTTTTGAAAACTATTGATGTTCCATTAGCATATGGACCAACAGAAAAATATTTGTCCAGAATTAATAAGGTTGATGAAAACGGTAACGCTGCCATAACATTGCCCAGAATGTCTTTTCAAATCGGAGGATTTGTCTATTCACCAGATAGAAAATTATCAAAGGTTGGAAAGATAACAAAACAAAACCATTCAACGGATATCAATAAAAAGACTGTTGTATATAATCCAGTTCCGTATGATATTTCTTTCACTCTTTCTATAATGACAAAAAATGCAGATGATGCAACGCAAATAGTAGAGCAGATATTGCCATATTTTACACCATCTTTTATAATACCCGTAAAAGAAGTCAACGAAATGGGAATTATAAGAGATACACCATTGACATTAAATTCTGTCGATTATCAAGATGAATATGATGGCGATTTTTTGACAAGAAGATCTTTAGTCTGGTCAATGGAATTTACTATGCAAGGGTTTTTATATGGACTCCCAAGAGAACAAAAGTTAATCAGGACAGCTGTAACTAATACCAAAAAATTAGATACAACCGAGCAGTTTACAAAAAACACAATTACCACAGACCCTGTGGACGCAGAAGAGACCGGTTCGTGGAATTTTGTGAATACATTTGATGAAGATTTTGGAGATGAATAATGAAAGAATTTAATAATGAGCATTTGGGTAAATTTTTGGACATAGAAAATGATATGGAATCTACCGAAATAGAAATAATGGATGATGAAGAATCTAAAGAAATTGTTCGGGGTGATGAGATATTAGATGATTATGCACTAAGACGAAAGACCTTACATAATCTTGTAGACACTGGACAAGAGGCTTTAACTCATATGATGCTGGTTGCTAAAGAAAGCGACCACCCTAGAGCATTTGAAGTGGTCGGACAGTTAATGAAAACCACATCAGACATGGTTGCAGATCTTACCAAACTACAAATTGAAATGAACAAAATAGAATCTGAAAAAGGCGGTTCAAGTAAAGTAGTTAATAA